AACAACGTCTTGGTATACTCCAACTTGAACTCCAACGCGGAATCTCATAGCCATTCGAACCAAGTCAGAAGCATCAGTCATAGTCATATCTACAACCTTAACTTCAGAGAAGTCAGAATTGGCATCTACACCAACAAACAAGTTAGAAGGTTCTGCAGCAATTACAGTTCCGTTTGACATACCTGGACATACATAAATGTCATATCCGTTAAACATCAAATTGAAGTCGCTTGATGCTTCAAACTGTTGCAAGTAACCTGCAGCGGCTGCCGCTTGACGGTAGAATTGAGCAGTTTGACGATTCATATACAACTTAACAGTCGGACTTCCAACCAATGCAGGTGGTAAGTTGTTAATCACTTGGTTCAAGTTAGCGATAACAGTACCAACTGCCATTGCACCTGCAGTCCAAGTGAAGTTAGCGTAAGTTCCTGCAGTAGCGTTAATCTTCTTTTCGAATCCATCAAACGCTTGGTAAGAACCTGAAGCGGTGTTACCTTGCCAAATTGTGAACTCAATGTTTTGAGCAACGTTTGCAGCAGCATAACCAATCAAAAAGTCAGCAAAGTTAGCAGGAACAACATCGTTAATAAATCCACGACCAGTTTGTGCAGCTTCCCAATCTTTTGCAAATTCAGTTTTACAAACTTCAAGATTAACTTTCAAATCAGTTACTTCCAAAATTGATTCTTCCAAAGTCAAATCAGTTGGATCAGAGAACTCACAAGTGAAATCTTGAACCAAGTTTACAGAAGACAATTTCTTAAGAACCGCTTTGTACTTTACGCCCTCTTTCAAAGTAACGTAAGATTTTGCCAAAGTGTCACCACTCAATAAAGCAGCGTGAATGTATGGTAATGCCAATTCACCCGCGTAAGTACTATTTACAATATCAATAGCCATTTTTTTTTATTTTTTAGAATTAATAATTTGATAAGCGCGTGAACGTGCATCCATTGATTTAAATGGTACTTCGTTTACGCTTGTTTTTGATTGTGCAACTGGAGTTGTCTTTTTTACCGACTCGGTGGCAGGTGCTTTAGACATCTTCTCGATGGTTGCAGATAGTGTTTGCTTTTCAGCATTCAACGCGTTAATCTTGGCTTCAAAGCCTTCAATCAATTTGCTGATAGTGTTTTCGAACTCCTCGCGAGAAACTCCATCAAAGGATGATTGCTCAACCTCTTCGATTTCAATTTCTACTTTGGGTTCTTCCTCCATAGGCTTGTCTTTTACTTCCGTGATTTTGCCTTCTACTACAACCAACATCTTTCCTTCAGCGGTTTCGTGTTCTCCATCAGGTGCGGGCATAGGGTTACCTTCCGCATCCATAACGAACAATTCAGAACCTACGCCAAATTCAGCATCGGGTGAGTAAACTTCAGTACCATCGGCAAGTACAGCCATAGCCATTTGCTTTTGTTCTACCGCTTCCTCAACAGCTGACAAACTAATACCAAAAGATTTTAGTTTATCTGCATACTTGGAAACGATATCGTTTACTTTACTCATAATTGTTAATAAATGATTTTGTATTAAGACGCAAAATTTCATTTTTGTTTTTACTTTTGAATATCAATCAGTCCTTGATTTGTGTTTTTAGTTTTGTTTGTTGTGTTTTAGTTCAACAGAAAACCCCCTAAACGTAGGGGGTTCTTTGTTTGTCGGGTAAACATACACCTGCACAGGTGTAATACATTACAACCCGTTTAACTCTCCTTCAAGTTGCTTCATTATCTTTTCAATTTCTTGTTCTGCAAGATATTCCTCACTCATTTCGGTAAAGAATCCCTCTAATGAAAAGCCTTTTACACTACCTTGTTTGATGTCTTGCCAAACTTCGTCGTTATCTACCTTCATACCAATGCACCAAGTACCATCGGGAAAGGAGAATCCAAAGTTCATTGATTTGTCGTGTGCGCCTTCTTTGATCCACGATTCAACAACTACACAACCAGCTACAGGAATTTGATGTTCCAAGTTTGAATTGTGGTGCATATTGCGTTTAAGATATTCTTGCGCTATCTTGTTTATGGTTTCCTTTGAATACTTACAATAGTAAGCTTCGCCCATTCCATTAACTCTGTAAATGAGTTGGTCGGGAATCATTACAGCACCGTACAACATCTTGCGCTCACCATCTTCAATAGCCGCTTGTTTAACGTGCGTTTTTGACAATGCTACAAAGTCAACTTCAATAGCAGGATTCTCAACTAATGAGATAGCGTTTACTCCCAAATATCCACTATCATCGATAGTGTATTCTATAACTTTTACTTCTTCCATTTTTATTTTATTATTCGTGATTGGTCTTTAATTTTTTGTTCCGCTTCTTGTGCGCTGCTTACGTTAGTAGCTAATACATAAGTTTGCAAAGGTTGGGCCTTGTTTTGCATTTGATTAAGGAATGATAAATCCACGGCAGGTGCAGAAGTAGTACCGCCACCACTTCCACCGCCTACCGATGGACTTGGCTGTGAACCGCCTGTAGAACCGCCATCAAATTTCATAGCCATAATCTTTGCCACGTTAGCAGCCCCTGCAATACCCGCCGCCGCCGCCGCGATGTAACGCGATGGGCCGACTAAAGTAGGGTCAGCCAAAGCAACTTGCACCGCTTGGACTGCACCTATACTGGCTTGTGTTATTTGCAAAGCCTTATTGACTTTAAATGATTGTTTGGCATTTAAGACACCACTTGCAGTTAACGCATCGTTTAATGACATCAATGAACCCAATGATTCTTGCGCTAACCTATAACGATTCTCGTATAAATTGTATTGACCTTCTAAAATAGCATCGTTGTTTTCTTTCTCAATTAGTAGTTGTGTTCTTGCTCTGCTATCCGCTAATTGTTGTGAAACTTTATTGAGATTTAAACCGCTTTGAACTTCCCTTTCTAATTTAACTGCATCACGTGATTCAAGTGTTTTTAATTGTATTGCATCAACTTCTTTTTGATACTCAATTTCTAATTGCTTTAATAACTCATTATTGCCGTGTGCTAACTTCTTTTTTTCTTGGTATTGAAGTTACGCTTGCCTTAATAATTTATCATCAGCAGATAAAGAATCTTGGTATCGTTTTTCTTGTTCACCTTTCAAAAAGTCAGTTAATGCCTTTTGGTCATCCTTAATTTTCTGCAACCTTTCCGCTTCTTTCTTCGCGGCTTCTTTTGCTAACCTTTCCTTTTCCGCTTCCGCTTCTTTTTGCTTCTTTAACTTATCATCCTCTAACTTCTTTGCTTCCTCTGCTCTTTTCTTTTCGTTCTCCGCGCGTTCTTCTGCTTTGGAATCGGTTAGCCCTATCCAGTCCATAAAGTCCACAAGACCTTGCGTTACTGAATCAATGGTTTGTTTTAAGAATCCAAACATCTTACCAACCAATCCACCTGCCTTTGTAAGTTCTTCAAAGTTGGCAACTATTAAAGCAATAACACCACCGATTAAAAAGATAGGGTTTGTGAGTAATGCCTTACCCAAGTCGAGCATCGTCTTACCAAATCCTTTTGCAGCGTTTGAAAGGTCGCCAAACTTGAAATCTTTAATAGCCGATGTAACCCCTTGTAATCCCGTTTGCGCTGCACCAAAGTCAAGCGACAAAATAGAACTACCAATCATTCCGAAAGAGTTGTTCAAACGTTCCAACGGATCACCTGCTAACGTATTGACTGACTTATTCAAGTCACCCATTTTGTCATTTAATTCACCTAACTGACGTTGTACTTTATTAAATTCAGCCGTTCCCTCTGGCAACCTCGCCAACTCTTCGCGAAGCCTACGCATTTGCGTACGCATCGACTCGACTCTTTCCGAGCCTTGAATATCAACTTCAATTACTGTCTTTTGTGTAGCCATTAGATAAACAATTTAATCAGGTAAATAGTGCCTACAATTAAAGACGCAAAAACTACAAAATTTAAGACCTTTGTTGTGACATTTGACAATTTATTTTCATTGCTCGGTAAGTCCTTACCAAGTCCTTGCGTTAGCATATAACGCACATTTGTGAAAGTATCTTTAGGATTATACATAGTGATATTGTACATAGGTTAATTGTGCGGAGATACTGACATTACTATAAGGGTATGCAGTAGCGTTTTCAAGTTGTGTAATTAAAGAAAATTCTCCACCGCTTGAATCTTCCAACCATATATACAAGTTGCCATCCATATCTGCTGCCGTTTCATCTACTAACGTGATGCTTTTTAAAACAACAAAACCGCTTATTCTCATAATTAATAAATTATACTCACCCATTATAGAGGATTGAATACCGCCCGTATGTTCTACTAAAACTAAACGTAGTTTAGCATTCCATACAGTATCATCAGGGATATTGATAAAGTCAACGCCGTTAACTAACAAGCGAATAGTGTTTAATCCGTTGTTGTAAAAACCATTAGCCCATAAAGATAATAGTCCGCTTTGATATTGACCTTGATAAACGCCGTTAGCACCTATTGTTATTCCTGAATTATTGACGCTTGAATTATTGCCTACAACTAAAACGCTTCCCAATCCGTTATCCAATCTATTACCATCACCTAATACAATAGAGCCCGTATTACCCG